CTCCGGCAGGAGGGGCTGTTCCAGACTATCGAAAAGGGCCGCGGATATCAGTTGGAAATCTGTGTTCAGGAGTACATCGAATACAAGACCAATGCGGAACTGGGGAGGAGTGCATCGATCTCTAAGGAAAAGGTACAGGCAGAGCACGAGGAGGTGAAGAAACAGATCTCACTTCTCAAGCTGCGCAAGCTTCGGAGAGAACTGCATGAGGCGGCGGATGTGGAATATTACCTGTCTGATATGCTGGTTCGTTTTAAGAACCGCTTATTAGCTCTTCCCTCCAAGATTGCGCTGGAGACGGCCGGAGAGACAGACATAAACCGGATTATCCAGGTGATTCAGCGAAATCTCCTTGACACACTGGAGGAGTTATCAGGGTATGAGCCGGACGAGATTGACCGGGACAATCGTTATGATAAGGGGGAAGACAGCGAAGAGGATGGGAATGAGGAGGAAGATGAAGACGAGGAAGACGATGAAAGCGGATGATAACGGATGAGCCAGAGGAGTCGCTCCCGGGTGAAGACAAAACGGCTGTTCCAGCGGACGATGAAACGGCTTTTACTGCGGCCGGAGGAGCTGACGGTCAGCCAGTGGGCGGAAAAATACCGGGTGCTGGATGATTCCAGCAATATCTCCGGAAAATGGTCCAACAGCGTTACGCCGTATCTGGTGGGGATTATGGATGCGTTTAACGATCCGTATGTGCGGGAAATGTATCTGTGCAAAGGCTCCCAGCTCGGCGGCACAGAGGCGCTGATTAATATCCTGTGTTATCTGATCTCTGAGGATCCGGGGCCGGCCATGATTGTGTATCCGTCCGATGATCTGGCAAAAGATATTTCCAATGATAAGCTGAAGCCGGCTTTCCGGCTGGTTCCCCAGATCCGGAAGCAGTTTTATGAGAACAGCTCAAAGGAGCTGCGTTTAAAGTTTAAGACCATGGTACTGTATTTAAGGGGCTCCGGTTCCCCGGCAAAGCTGGCGTCAAAGGCGATTAAATATCTGTTCTTTGACGAGATTGACAAGATGGGAGGCGCTTCCAAAAAGGAGGCGTCTCCCTATAATCTTGCCATGGAACGGATCAAGACCTATAAATCCCAGAGCAAGGTATACGCCTGTTCCACCCCGACGTTAAAGACTAACTATATCTGGAACCTGCAGGATAATGCGGATGAGGTGCGCCATTACTTTGTGCCCTGCCCTCATTGTGGGGAGATGATAGAGCTCCTGTTTAACCAGGTTAAATTTGTGAAGGATGAAGAGAAAAAGCTGAGCCCCTACGACAGGGCCAAGACCTCAGTCTATGTATGCCAGGAATGCGGCTGCGTGATTCCGGACGGTGAGAAGCCCAGGATGCTGCGGGAGGGAACATGGAAGACAGTGAAAAAGCGGGGAGTGGGAAGACCGAAAAGCATCGGCTTTTGGATCAGCTCTCTTTACAGCATTTTTATCACCTGGGCTGATGCGGCGGAGGAATATCTGAAATCAAAGGATGATCCGGAGCTTCTTCAGAACTTTGTAAACTCCTGGCTGGCGGAGCCATGGGAGGATACAAAGCTTAAGACAACAGCGGATTTGGTGATGGAGAGGCAGACCGATCTCCCGGAGATGGTGGTGCCGTCCTGGTGCCGGATCCTTACAGGCGGCGTGGATGTGCAGGAGACATGCCTGTATTACAGCATCCGGGCATTTGGGGAATTTACGACCAGCCAGAACGTCATTCATGGCCAGGCGCTTTCATTCAGGGAGATTGAGGAGGTTATGAATGCAGAGTGGGAGAGGGAAGACGGAGGGCGGATGATTGTAAACCTTGCGTTAATTGATTCCGGGTACCAGCCGGACGATACCTATGACTTTTGCGTGGACAATGCGGAATGGGCGCTTCCGTGCAAGGGGGCGAGTAATCCGATGAGGGATCGCTATAAGATCAGCAAAGTGGACCGTGTGAATTCCAGGGCTGACGGGATGCAGCTTGTTATTATCGACGGAGACAAATATAAAGATACTATCGCCTCCCGGATGCAGAGGAAAAACGGGAGAGGAAGCTGGATGGTATACAAAGGCTGTGATTCGGAATATGCCAGCCAGGTGACGTCAGAACACAAAGTTCTGGAACGTTCGGCCAACGGGACAAAGCGGATGAAATGGAAGAAAAAGCAGAGTCATGGGGATAACCATTATCTGGACTGCGAGGTATACGCCATGGCGGCCGCAGAAATCCTGGGAGTGAGAAGGCTTCACCTGCAGGGGAAAGAGGATGGCGAAGCAGAGCCGGAAGCACTGCCGGCCAAAGAGCCGGAAACGCCGGAGGAGGAGTGGCTCCGGGAGAAAGAATGGCTATAGGAGGAACAGATGGAAGAACAGATGGGGTTATTTGGAACGAAAAAGGAACAGCTTCTTACAGTCAACGAGGCGATTTATGCGATCCTGAAGGGCGGACAGTCTTACCGGATTGGCACGCGCCATCTGACCAGGGCGGATCTGGCTCTTTTGTACGATATGCAGAGAAAGCTGCAGTCGCAGGTAATGGCAGAGGAGGAGGGCGGCTCCAGCCTGTTTGCGGATACTGTGGTGGCGGTGTTTGATGGGAGGTAAGGGATATATGAACTGGCTGGATCGGATCATCGGATGGTTTTCCCCGGAGGCCGGTTATCGGCGCGGGGCATTCCGGGAAGCATTGCGCGGCTATGACGCGGCGTCCTATGACCGGCCGAATGTAAACTGGCGGGTGCTCAATGAGCCGGCGGAGATGACGGATCGGATGAGCCGCGATATCATCCGGGCCAGAGCCCGCGATCTGGAACGGAATTCGGACATCTTGAATTCCGTCACAGGGGCCTATAAACGGAACGTATTCGGCGCGGGATACCGTTTAAGGGCGGCCAGCGGGGATGAAGGGCTGGATCAGAAGCTGGAAAAGCTGTGGAAAATCTGGTGCAAAAAGCAGAACTGTGATGTGACAGGGCTTCAAAGCTTTGCATCCATGATGCGCATGGCGGTTCAGAGAAAAAAGATTGACGGGGGTATCCTTTTTTTGAAACGGTATACGTCCGGAGGCGTCCTTCCCTTCAAACTGCAGGCGCTGGAGGTGGATGAACTGGATCTTACCGCCCCGGCACCGAGACAGAAGGGGAATAAGGTAGTGGGAGGAATTGAGTATAATGCGTTTAACCGTCCGGTGGGTTACTTTATACGCCAGTATACCATTGACGGAACTGCCATTCCGGAGCCTGTTTATGTGGAAGCAAAGGATGTAATCTTCTTTTTTACAAAAACAAGGCCCTCGCAGCTCAGGGAGATATCGGATATGACGCCTACTATCACCCGCATCCGGGATACTAATGAATTTATGCGGGCTGTGTCAGTCAAGGAACGGATCCTGTCGTGCCTGTCCGTGTTTGTCAAAAGGGAGCTGCCGCCGGCTTCCGGGGTTCCCGGCAGGGGCGTCAGGAGCTATGGGGGCGGAGAGGATAAGAAGTATAATTATCAGGGGAAAACGCTGACGCCCGGGATGATCCAGTATTTAAATCCCGGAGACGATGTGTTTGTGGTCAATCCCAGCGGACAGGCGACGGATGCGGCGTCTTATATAAAACAGGAAATCCGCCTGATTGGATCCGGGCAGGGACTCAGCTATGAGACTGTCAGCCGGGACATGTCCGAGAGCAACTACAGCTCTGCCAGGCAGGGGATTATTGAGGATGAGATGACCTATGCGGACGACAGGGAGCTTCTGATAGAGGTTCTGGATGAGATTTATGAAAGCTTTGTCATTTCCGCTGTTCTGGCCGGGAAGGTTGAAATCAGGGATTTTTGGGAAAACCGGGAATCCTACCTTGAGCACTCCTGGATTCAGGCCCCGAAGAAATGGATTGATCCCTTAAAGGAGGCGAATGCCAGCCGGATCGCGCTGAATACCGGCCAGAAAACGTGGGCGGATCTGGCGGCGGAGAACGGAAAGGACTGGAAGGAGCAGATTGATGAGATGGCAGAGATTTTAAAGTATGGGAACAGCAGAGGGATTGATATGGGAGGTGTGATGTTTGGAACATACGGGACAGCAGAAAAAACAGGAGGAAATGGGGAGGAGCTTAAGTAGAGCCCTTCCCATTTCCTCCCTGCGGGCCGTCGAGGGAACGGAGCGGACGGTGGAGCTCTCTTTTTCTTCAGAAGAACCCTATATCCGATGGTGGGGCGTGGAGATACTGGATCATTCGGAAGGCTGCGTCGATTTGGAGCGGCTGAACCGTATCGGCTGCGTCCTGTTTAACCATAACCGTGATATGGTGATTGCCGGAATTGAGAAAGCCTGGGTAGAAGGGAACCGGGGCTATGCAAGGATCCGATTTGATGAGGACGAGGCGTCGGATACCATCTATAAAAAGGTGGCAGGAGGGACCCTAAAAGGAGTGTCAACCGGATACATGGTGGATAACTGGGAATCCGTAGCCGCTAATAAGAGCTCAGCGGACGGACGCTTTACAGGGCCTTGCGATATCGCAAAAAGGTGGATGCCGTATGAAATTTCCGTTGTATCCGTACCTGCGGATCCAACGGTAGGCGTAGGGCGCGCCTTGGAGCGCGTCCCTACAATGGCGGCGGGCAGGACGCTTGACTATTTCAGGCGGCAGTTTCAAATAAATGTGAACAGGCACAGGAGGTAATATGACCAAAGAACAGATTTTACAGCGCCAGCAGGAGCTTATCCGCGCGGCGAGAAACGAAGACAGGGATTTAACCGTTCAGGAGCAGGCCGAATTTGACAGACTGCAGCGGTCTCTGGAGGCTATGGAGGAAGAGGATAGGGCATCTGGATACGGGCAGAGAACGGCTGCCTTCCAGGAGAGCAGAGGCGCCGGGGCACAGCCGGGAGAGGACCTGGCGGGGAGGGAGCAGGCTGCAGGCGCGCCGGTCAGCCCGGAACAGGCGGCCCGGAGAGCGATTGAGGCGGAACGCCAGAGAATGGCGCAGATTACAAGTCTTTGCCGTTCCTTCCAGATTTCGCCTGATGAATATATCCAGAACGGAAGCAGCCTGGAGACGGTAAGGGCCGCTGTGTTAGAGCAGCTTCAGAGGACAGGGGCTCCTGTTAATGCCCGTGTGACGGCAGATGAAGGGGATAAATTCAGGGAGCGGGCTTCGGACGGCCTGATGATGCGCGCCGGCATTTCACTTTCATCCGTTGCGGACGGGGCGGGACAGATGCGGGGAATGAGCCTGCGGGATCTGGCCATCGAATGTCTTGCCCGCGAGGGGAAGGATACGATGTCCCTTCTCCGGATGGATATGACGGATTTGTACGCGGATCTTTGCCGCCAGTTTTATAACCCGACAGCGGCTTTTCCGGCGATTTTGGACAATACGATCCGTAAGAGCATTACCCATCAGTATAACCTGGTTCCTACGACGTTCCAGGCATGGACTACGAAAGGGAGCTTAAGCGATTTTAAGGAAACAAAGGATCATGAATATGTGATTGGCGGAGTCGGGGATTTCTTAGAGGTTCCGGAAAACGGGGAGCTGAAGGCCGATACGCCGGATACCAAGCTGCTCCCGAGCCGGAGTCTGAAAACCTATGGCCGTCAGTTCAGCATGACGCGTCAGGCGTTTATCAATGACGACATTGGTTTTCTGACAGAGATCCCGGGCCTGTATGCCACGAAGGCAAAAAAGACGATTGACAAGGCGGTGTACGGGATTCTTTATGACAATAAACCTGTGTTTGATAAAAAAAGTCTGTTCCACGCAGACCACAATAACCTGATAGCCGTCGGGGCAAAGCCTTCCCAGGCTTCGCTTCAGGAGATGATACTCCAGATGCAGAAACAAAAGGATCCGTTTGGAGACGCCATTTATGTGACGCCGCAGTATATTATCGTCCCTGTGGGATATGAGTTTGATTTGGCCGTAATCCTGCATTCTACGCAGGTTACCGGATCGAACCATAATGATATTAACCCGCTTTATAATTATCCGATCCATGTCATTCAGACGCCGGTATTAAACGCCCTGGCAAAGGGCAAAGAGGTTCCATGGTTCATGGCGGCGAACCCGGCAAGCGCGAAATCGATCCAGGTGGATTACCTGAACGGACAGGAGATGCCGACCTTCCGGCGGATGGAAGCGCCGGGCGTTCTGGGATTTACCTGGGACATTTACCTGGATTGGGGCATTGCGGTAAGAGATTTCCGGGGCATCGCGAAGAACCCGGGCGTTGTAATCGAATAGGGGGCAGAGAGGAATGAGTAAGGCAGTATACTGGCAAACAGGGGAGTCCTTAGACTATCGGAATACATCGGATCGACTGATAGAAGCGGGAACCATTATACCCATGGAAACACGGATCGGGGTGGCGGCCTGCAGCATTGCCCCGGGAGAAATGGGAGCCGTGGCTGTGGAAGGCGTCTTTGAATTCCCAAAGACGGGGACGGCAGAGATTCCGATGGGGGCGTATGTATATTTTGACGGCGCAGGCATCACAGATACCAAAGAGGCCGGGGCAGGCGCTGATACAGAGGCTTCGGGTATGGCAGAGTCAGAGGCCCCTGTTAAAGCCGGCTATGCGGCCGCAGCCGCAGCGGCGGATGCCAGGGTTATAAAGGTAAAGCTTCTGGGATGACGCAGAGGTTGTAACGGAGAGGAGGCTTTCAGGATGGGAATGAGCTTTCAGGATCTGGTTTCGCAGGATATAAAGAATGTATTTTTAAATCCGGGGGAATTTGGAACCAGGCATATGGTCAATCAAAGGCCCATGTGCATTATCATTGATGAAAATGAGCTGACAGAGCGGGAAAAAAAGCAGTTTGGACGGGGCAGGGACGGCATATATCATAAGTCCCTGCTCTTTTATGTATCAGGGAAGGACTTTGGGCCGCTTCCATCCCCGGAGCAGGTGATTCTCCTGGACGGGGCAAAGTACCTGGTGAAGGAGGCTGTCGATGAGGATGGCATTTACAGCGTCAGCCTGGAGGCGGGAAGAGCATGATTATAATGGAAATTAAGGCATCGGACCATGTGCTGCCGATGCTGGAGGGCGCGCCGAAGAAACTGAAAAACGGCCTGAAGCAGGCGGTAAATGGGATGGCCAGGGAGGTAAAACGCGATATTTACCAGGGCGTCCGGCAGCGCTACACTCTGCGCGGTTCACAATTTGCGCAAAAGGATATCGGGCTTGGGGCGGCAGCGAAGGCCGGCCTGATGGCGGTTCTGACGGTTGAGGGAGAGACGCCTTCCCTGAGGAAAGGATTCAGCGCAAGAAAAAACAGCGGGAAAATGGCGGCCCGCGCCCAGGTGCTGCGCGGCGGCGGGCTCAAAGAGCTGAAAATGAAAAACGGAACCATAAAGGCGTTTGTCACAGGGGTGCAGACAGGTCATAAGGGGATATCGCATTATGATATTTTCCAGAGAGACACGGGGAGCAAAAAATATGACGGCCGCCTGCCGATCAAGACGCTGAGCGGCCCAAGCCGCGCCAAGCTGTCAGAAAAAGTCTTCCAGGAACTGAAGGAAAAGAAAGAAACGGAGCTGGAGCGCCGTATATGGGCTCTGGCGGAAAGCGTAATGGGATGACGGTTAATGATTTTTTAAGGCGCCTGATTCACGAGACAGAAGAGCTGTTAAAGGATATTTCTTTTGTAAATGATAAAGGCGAGCCAAAGAGGATCAAAGGATATGCCCAGGAGCTGCCCCTCCTCATGGCGCAGGTGGGGTGGGGAGATGAGGGGCCGGCCAAAACAGAGGAGGAGCGGTTTCCGTATTTCCTGGCGCAGATAGATGAAATCCAGTACAGCGAGGACAGGGACGGAGCCAGGGCAAGGGTATGGATTCTCCTGGCAGTGTATGACGGGCTGCAGGACATGACCGGCTGGGAAAATATTAACAATGCGCTGCAGCGCCTGATTGAGCGGTTCCGGAGGAATCCGGTCCTGGAGGATTATTATTCCTGCGAACGGGGCATGAAGGCTGCCTACCCGGAGAAAGGGGACTGGCCTCATTTCTTTGCGGGGATTGAGATGACCTGGAATCTTCCGGAATAGAAAGGAGATGCAATGCGAAAGGCGGACTACAAAAAAACAGGACAGGAGGCGGTGGCTTATATCGGGCCTTCCTTTTACGGCATAGTGGAGAAGAATACGGTTTTTTGCTCCGGCCTGCCGCCCAGGCTTAAAAAGCTGTCAGAGGAACTCCCCTTTATACAGGAGCTTCTGGTTCCGGTGAGCGGGCTTGCCAGGGCCAGAAAGGAGCTTCAGACATTGGGGAGCGAGAAACAGATACTCTACCAGCGGGCGGTGGAGAAGGGAGGAAAGCATGTATAAGCATGGAATAGAAGTCAGCGAAAAAGGGACAGCCTATGAGCGCCCCCTGGCGACCAGGTACGGCGTGCAGGTAGTGACAGGCACAGCCCCGGTCAATCTGGTTGAAAACGGGGCTGTAAACCAGCCGGTTAAGGTATCCTCTTTTGACGAGGCGAAAGCGGCGCTGGGCTACAGCGACGACTGGGAAAGCTATACGCTGTGCCAGAGTATGAAGGCATGCTTTGAGATTTTTAAGGTTTATCCGGTCATCTTTATCAATGTCCTGGATCCGAAGAAGCATAAAAAAGATGTGGAGGCAGGGGATTATGATGTGGTAAACCATCAGGCCAGCCTGGAGCCAGGGACGCTGAAGGGAAGCGTGGCAGTCAAAGCATCCGCAGAGGCAGAGGCGGCGTCAGAGGACAAGGATTATATCCTTTCTTTTGCGGAGGACGGGAGGCTTCTTATAACCCTGCTCAGCAGCGGGAGCCTGTATGAAAGCAATACGGTGAATGTGTCCTATACGAAGCTGGATCCCAAAGCTGTCACGGAAGAGGACATCATTGGGGCGCGGAATATGGAGACATGGGAGGAAACGGGGCTTGAGGTGATCCGCCAGGTTTATCCAAGGTATGGCCTTACCCCGGCCCTTCTTCTCGCGCCTGGCTGGAGCCATAAGCCGAATGTGGGGGCTGCCCTGATGGGGAAATGCGAAGGCTTAAATGGGGTTTACCGCTGTGAATGTATTCTTGACATAGCTGCCGAAAACCGGAAATATACGGAGTGCAGGGCGTGGAAGGAGGCGGCCGGATATACGGATCCCCATGCGGCTGTCCTGTGGCCCATGGCGCTTTATGAGGGAAAAAGGATGTATTTTTCCGCGGTTTACGGCGCAATGGCCAGCTATTATACTGCTGTGAACGGGGATGTCCCGTATATCTATCCGTCGAATAAGCTTCTGGGGATTCAGGGAGCGGTCTTAGCGGACGGCGGGGAGGTCATTCTGGATCAGCCGCAGGCTGCGGAGCTGAACGGGGACGGGATTGTAACCCTTTTAAATGACGGCGGATGGAAGGCGTGGGGGAATAATACCGGCGCTTATCCGGGAACGGAGGATCCGAAGGATCGCTTTATTGGCTGCCGGAGGATGTTTTCCTTTGCGGCAAACTATTTTATCACACAGTTCAGAAGCCGTCTGGATGAGAGTATGAACCGGAACACGATCGATGATATTGTCAACAGTTTTAATATCTGGGGCAACAGCTTAAAAAGCCAGGGGCAGTGCGCAGGCCTGGGCATGGTATACCTAAGGGAGGAAAACCCTGGCGAAGATTTGGCGAATGGCCATGTAAAGCTGCGGATCTATATGGCCCCGTATACGCCGCTGGAAGCGATTGAGGCAGTCGCAGAGTTTGACATGGAGGCTCTGAGAAACGCAGTAGCCGGAGAGGAGGAGGAACGTGACTAAAATACCGCAGGCGGTCAACCGCTTTAATATGTATAAAAAGTCAGAAAAGCTGATTGGGATTACCAGCGAAGTGGAGCTTCCTTCTGTCACCCAGCTCACGGATGAGATGGAGGGCGCGGGAACCGGTGGAAAGATGGAAGTCGTTATCATCGGCCTGACTGAGAACATGGAGATGAAGATCCCATTCATGTCACTTTCAAAAGATATGTTCTCTATGGCGAATCCCAATGATTCGCCGGATCTGACACTGCGCGGCTCGATTCAGGGCATGGATCCGGCGACAGGGAAGGTGGTTTATACTTCCATGGCCATTTATGTGAGAGGGACGGTGAAGGAGCTCGTTCCCGGCAAGGCAAAAGCAGGAGCCAAGATGGAGTCCAGCATTACCCTGACTCTGAATTACTATAAGATTACCCTGGATGGGGAGACGGCCATTGAGATTGATAAACTGAACGGAGTTTATATTGTAAACGGAGAGGACGTACTGAAGGAAGTACGGGACATGTGCTGAGGAGGTTTGCAGGATGGGAGACAAAGAAAAGGAGAAAAAAGATTTTTTGCTTTACGAGCTGGAGAAGCCGATTACGTTTGAGCAGGCAGACATTTCCCAGATTGATCTGAGAAAGCTGAGGGAAATGACGCTGGAGGATCTTTCGGAGCTCTATGATACATATGCAGTGTTTGGGGAGGGTGAAGGGGTGATGCAGGAGTGTAACCTGAAATTTGTGCGTCTTCTGATGCAGAGAGCGACAGGGTATCCTCTGGAGGCCCTGAATAAAATCGGGATGCGGGATGCGGTGAGGCTGAAAGCGCGGGTATACCGTTTTTTCTATCTGTCAAAATAGGAAGCCTGTCAGACTTAAAAGATGCCAGGAAGAGCTGCATCCGTGCGGCAAGGTATAGTAATACGCCTCTGCCGGCCCTTTATTCGATGAAGCTGTCAAGGCTATGGACGCTCATCGGGGAGATTGCCGAGACGGCGCAGGAGGATGCGCGCAGGAGGAAGGAGTGCGGGCAGCATGGCAAATAAAGGGAGCTATGAAACAAAAATAAAGATTTCCGGCGAGCTGTCAAATTCCTTTGGAAATGCGGTTGCAAAGGCGGAGAGGGAGCTTAGGGGGCTTTACCAGCAGGCCAGACGGGAAAACGGGGGAATGCTGGCGGGTATTGACAATCTGAACCGATTTGCAGACGGAACCTTTGCCATGATCGCCAAGGCGGCTAAGGCATCGGCAGCCGGTACGGCGGGAATCGTTACAGCGGCTGCGGTGGTTGGGAGCGGTTACAAAGCGCAGATGAGCGCTGTACAGTCCATTGCCAATGCCTCGGCCGCCGACATGCAGAAACTGGATCAGCTCGCCCAGGAGATGGGCCGGACGACGCAGTTTTCCGCGGCAGAGGCCGGGGAGGGCCTGGAGTACATGGCAATGGCCGGATGGAAGGCGGATCAGATGGCAGAGGGCCTTCCGTCGGTTCTGAATCTCGCTGCGGCAAGCGGGGAGGATCTGGGCTCCGTATCGGATATCGTCACGGACGCGCTGACTGCATTTGGCCTGCAGGCAGAGGATACGGCCATGTTTGCAGACGTCCTGGCCCAGGCTTCCAGCAATTCTAATACCAACGTGGGGCTGATGGGGGAGACTTTCCGGTATGTGGCCCCGGTGGCTGGAGCTTTGAATTATTCCGTCCAGGATACAGCTGTGGCGATCGGCCTGATGGCCAATGCCGGGATCAAAGGAAGCCAGTCCGGCACGGCGCTCCGCTCCATGCTTACAAGGCTGGCAAAGCCCACAAAGGAAGTGAGGGCAGCCATGGACACACTGGGCCTTTCGCTTACCAGGGGAGACGGCAGCATGAAATCGCTCTATGAGGTGATGTCTGATATCCGGGGCGGATTTGCCAGGCTTTCTACCGCAGAGCAGGCCGGCGTGGCGGCGTCCCTGGCCGGACAGGAGGCCATGTCCGGGCTTCTTGCCATCGCCAACGCGGCCCCGGATGATTTTGACAAGCTTACAGACGCGATTGACCATTCAACGAGCGCGGCGAAACGGATGGCGGATATCCGGCTTGACAACCTGGCCGGGGATGTGACGCTGCTAAAAAGCGCCGCAGAAGGAGCCGGGATTGGTATTTTTGAAGCATTTGACGGTATTATGCGGGAGATTGTACAGGGCGGGACCGGGCTTCTGGGAGAATTTACAGAATCCGGTTTTTTGGAGGCCATGGCCCGTGACATGCCGTCCGTGCGGCGGGAGGCAAAGGAGTTCGGGAAAACGGTAAAAAGCGCCATGGATCCCCTTTTGTCAGCCGGGAAATGGTTTTTAAAGCATCCGGATGCGCTGTCCGGCTCCATCACCGGGATCGGCTCCGCGCTTCTGACTTTTAAGGCGGCAAAGGGAGCGGCTTCGGCAGTGAAAATCCTGGGGACTCTCTCCGGGATGGCCGGGGCGTGGCCGGTAGCGGCCGCGGGGGCCATGGCAGGCGGCATTATCGGGATCGGGACCGCCATCCAGTCGGCAAAGGAGAGCGCGGCGAGGGCCAATCTGGCAGAGCATTTCGGAGATATCACGCTCTCAATGGCAGAGCTGGATGAGACGGCGCGCCACATTGTAGGAGGCGGAAGGCTGTTCGGGGAGCTGGATACCTTCCGGGAAGCATCGGATGTAACCGATCGCTTCCGCGCTTCTATGAGCGATGCGCTTAAGGAGATCCAAAAGTCCGGGTGGAAGCTGTCTATGGGAATCGAGTTTACACAGGATGATACGGAATCGTACACTGCCCAGGTGGACAGCTTTATAAAAGACGCACAGGAATATATTTTAAGCAGCGGCTATGAGCTGAAAGTGGCTGTGGGAATTGTCATGGGGGACAGCGAAAAAGGGAAAGCGCTGGCAGAGGACAGCGAGGCGTTTTACCAGTCCCTGTATGAGGAATTAACGCCAATGCAGGAGGCCCTTTCAGAAGTGATGGCAGACATCACGGAAAACGGCCTTACGCTGGATAAACAAAAACTGGTGGACGGGTACCTGTCAGATATCTCGGATATTACCTCCATGATAACACAGGCCCAGGATGCGGCCAGGCTGCAGGTCATCCAGGATAAATACGGCGGGGCGGCCCTGACAGCGGATTCTTTTGAAAATCTTCAGCAGTCTGTTGCGGAATATACGAAAGAGGGCCTGACTGGCGCTGATGAGGCGTACCAGACAGTTCTCACAGGGTTAAATGCCAAACGGATTGCAGGGGAAAAGGGAAAGGCCGGGGGAATTACGCAGGCGGAATATGACGCCCAGGCGGCGGAGGCGTTGTCCGGCTATTACGAAAGACAGGCAGAGATTATCCAGAACGGTTATAAGGCCATGGAGGAAACGATCCTGGCCACGTACGGCGATGAGATTGAGCCGGCCCTGGCATCCTTAAACCAGGCGATCGCAGAGGGACTGCCTGAGATACTGGAGCAGGGGACAACGCCGGAGCTCTTCATGCAGTCCTTTGATAAGCTGATTATGGACGCGGCGCAGTCCACAGGTATGGGAGCCGACGCGCGGGATGCGGTCAGGATGCTGTTACAGGGAATAGCCCCTGCGCAGGAGGAGCTGGAGCAGCTAAAACGACAGTATGAGGCCATGGGTCAGGAGATTCCGGAAGCTGTAAGCGAGGCGCTGGAGAACATGCAGTATATGGAAGCGCTGACCGGCGATAAGGAAAGCATCTGGGCCCTGATTGGGAAAGAGGCGGCAAATGAAGAGGATCACGCGCTCCTTCTGGCTGCAGTCCAGCAGCAGACCGGTCAGATTCCGGAATCAGCCATCAGCGCCCTGGAAGAGCGCCATGGGGATGTGCAGGCGGCGGCGAAACGCATGCTGGACGCCATGCGGACATCCCTGGAGGGCGGTTTTTCGGCAACGGTTCCGGTTTCCCTGTCCCTTGCAGCGGTGGGAACCTATAAAGCCGGGGGCTTGCCGGCGCAGCCCGAAAAGCATGCCTTTGGCGGCCTTATGACAAAACCGACTCTTTCGTGGTTTGCTGAGAAGACGCCGGAGATGGCGATTCCCATAGAACGGACGGAGCGCAGCCTGTCCCTGTGGGAGGAAACGGGCCGGATGCTGGGGGCATATCAGGAGGATAATTATAAAACCGCATCTGAAAGGATAGCGGAGCATGGCGCGGCCGGGGAAAATGGCGGCAGCGCCGGCTCTTCATTTTCCCCGGTCTATGCGCCAAACATGAATTTTTAGGGAAATACCAGCCGTGAGGATGTCGAAGCGGCAGGAATGAAAACGTATGAGCAGTTCTGCGAGTGGGCAGAGCGTTACGACTATGAGAGGAAGAGGGCTGCGTTTTGATGGCGGACACATACACAACCATACAGGGAGACACATGGGATCTCATTGCAAAAAAGGTCTGCGGTGATGAGAAGAAGCTCGATATCCTGATGCAGAATAATCCGTCCTTTCTGGAGTATCTGGTGTTCCCGGCAGGAATCCGGCTTCGCTGCCCGAAGGAGCTTTCGCAGACGGAACGCGATATGCCGTCCTGGAGGAGGTAGTCTGTGGTTACGAGAAGATACGCGGTGAATCTGATTTACAACGGAGTACAGGCCACAAGTGAAATCAGTCCGTACCTGAATTCCTTTACTTATACCGACGCGCTGGACGAGTCAGATACTGTTTCCCTGAATCTGACCGACCGGGAGGGCCGCTGGGCGGCGGGCTGGATTCCGCAGAAGGAGGACAGGCTGAGCGCAGAAATTGTGACAGAGAACTGGAACGGGGGGAAAGAACAGAAGAGAATCTCCTGCGGCGATTTTATGGTGGATGATTTCCGCTTTTCCGGGCCGCCGGATATGCTGTCGATCAGCGGGATTTCCTCCCCGCTTAACCTGGATTTTAAGGAAACCAGGAGATATAAGACCTGGGCGGAGGCGACGCTGTTCCAGATCGCGTCAGAGATTTCCGGACGCTACGGACTGGAATGCGTATTTGAAGGCGCGGATATCCCGATTTTGAAAGCGGAGCAGAGCGGGCAGGCCGACGGGGACTTTTTAAAAAAGACAGCGCAGAAATATGGATTCGGCATGAAGACGTATTCCGGAAGGATTATTCTGTTTGAGTATGCGCTGTATGAATCAAAGGCAGCGGAAAAGATTATCAGAAAATCAGATGTCAGAAAGTGGGATTACAAAAGCACAATGCTGGGGACGTATACAGGGGCAAAGGTCAGCTACACAAACCCGGGAACAAAGGAGACGGTAGAGATTCTGGTGGGAAAAGAGGGCCGCCTTTATAAGACGAATGAGAAAGCCGACAATATGGCGGATGCGGAGCGCATTGGCCAAAACGCGCTGCGCAATGCAAACCGGAAAGAGACGACATTTTCGGCCTGCATGCTTCCCGTTACAGAGCTGTACGCAGGGGAAAACGTGAATCTTTCCGGTTTTGGAAAGATGGATGGGCGATATCAGATTGGAAAGGTGCTCCATCAGGTGGGAACCGGCGATTACAGCCTGCAGATAAGCGGATGGAGGCTGCCGGAGGAGGCTGCGGATGAACCAAAAGAGGACGGGCAGGGGACAGCCGGGCAAGGGACATATGTTGTACAAAGCGGGGATACTTTGTGGGAGCTGTCAGAGCGGTTTTATGGCTCTCCGGAACTGTATGGCCGTTTGTATCAGGCAAACAGGGAAGTCATTGATCGGGAGGCAAAGAGAAGAGGAAAAGCGGATTCCAGAAACGGGTACTGGATTTTTCCGGGAACGGAGCTGGAGATACCGGAGGGATAAGTATGGAAGATATGATCAGGACAGGGTTTGTGTCAAGCGTGGACACAGCGGCCGGGACAGTGCAGGTGACGTACGCAGACCGGGATCAGATGGTAACCGGGCATTTTCCGGTGCTGTGTTTCGGGGGTGAATACCACTTGCCGGAGATTAACGATCCGGTGCTGGCCGTTCATTTAAGCAATGATCTGAGCTCCGGGTTTGTCCTGGGAACGTACTGGAACCAGGAGAACCGGCCCAGACAGCAGGAATGGTATAAGCAGGCCGGGGCCGCGGCATTTAAACTGGCCGGGGAGGCCCTGTATATAGAAGCGCCGGAGATATACTTTATATCAGGAAGCGGATCGATTTCCGCGTCAGAATTAATCGCATTAAAAGATCGGGTAGAACGGCTGGAAAGGAACGGTTAGATGAAGGTAGGCGCGTTTGGTTCCTCCCTTGTGTTCCGCGTCAGCGACAGAAAAGTGCTGACGTTTCAGAATATGAAACGGGAGATCACAGGCCAGTGGGGGAGCATGGAGAGGATAGGAAAGAAACCTCTCCCTGTTTTTCAGGGGCCGGCCCTCCAGACCATGACGCTGGAAATTGTGCTGGACGCCTCGTTGGGGGTAAAGCCGCGGGCAATGCTTAAAAAGATTGAGAAGCTTGTGGAGCGCGGAACGGCGGAGATATTGGTCATCGGAAAAAAGAGGGTCGGCGAAAATGCCTGGGTGATTAAAAAAAGTTCCGAGTCATGGGCTCGGGTTCTGCAAAGAGGCGAGCTGCTCCGCGCAAAGGTGGGCCTGACTCTGCAGGAATATATATAAAGGCGGGCGTAATTGAAAAATGTCATGTCAGCGGGGGAATGTTAGATGAATGGTGTTACAGTGGATCTGATGTCAGGCAGAGAGGACCGGGAGGAGATTTTAAGAAATTTAAATACCCTCCTGGGGATCCGGGCGGGAACGCAGCCGGTGGACCGGGAGCTTGGGATCTCCTGGGAATGCCTTGATCTGGCCCCGGAGGCGGCGGAAGCCGTTTTGATGGTCGAACTGGAACAAAAGATCAGGAAATATGAGCCCAGGGCAGAGCTTATGGAAGCAGAAATGGAGCGCCTGGACGACGGGACGCTTCAGGTACATGTCCACTGTGCCGGAAGGGAGGAGGAGTGACATGAGGGGAGAGCTGGAAAATCATCCGGACGTCAGCTTTATCGGAGGTTTGATGTTTGGGGAGCTCCTGGACGAAATGACAGGCAATTACGAAAAAAAGTACCGGGAACTGACCGGAAAGGAGATCCATCTGGCCGCCGCGTCCCCGGAAAGGCTTCTGCTGTACAGTTGCGCGCTGGTCCTTTACCAGGGGATGCAGTATATCGACAGGGCGGGAAAAAACGGGCTGTTAAAATACAGTACGGGAGAATTCCTGGATCATCTGGCAGCCCTCAAAAGAGTCTGGAGGAATCCGGAAAAGGCAGCGTCTACCATTTTGGAATTTTCCCTTTCAAAAGAGCAGGCTTTCCCGGTGTACATCCCCGCGGGGACAAGGGTAAGAGGAAACAGCCTGTTTTTTGCCACAGACAGGGAAGCAGCCATCCCGGCCGGGGAAAACGGGGCTTGTGTCCCTGCGGTATGCCTGACGCCGGGCACGGCCGGGAACGGGTTCCGGATTGGAGAGATCAGCACGCTGGTGGATCCCATCAATTATATAAAATCGGTTCGGAACACGGTGGAAACGCATGGGGGTGCGGAACAGGAATCCGACGATGAGCTCGCAGCCAGAGTTTTTCTGGCCCCATCCGGGTATTCGACAGCCGGGGCTGAGGATGCGTACCGGTATTGGGTAAAGACATGGAGCCAGGCCGTAGAGGATTGCTATATCGTCTCTGAGGCCCCGGGCGAGGTTGATATCTATGTGCTGTATAAAGACGGGGAGATTCCGGATGAAGGGCAGTTGGAAGCGTTGAAGCGCTATCTGGAGGATGGAAACCGCAAGCCCTGTACAGACAAGGTGGTGATAAAAGCCCCGGTTTTAAACGAATATGAAATAGATGCCACATACTTTATTGCCGATTCGGATCGGGAAAATGTGCCGGCAATCCGGAAACAGGTGGAGGCGGCCTGCCAGGAATATATCGGGTGGCAGCGTCAGGCGATAGGAAGAGACGTAAATCCTGCCCAGCTCATGTACCGGATGATCCATGCAGGCGCGTGCAATGCTATAATCCGAAGCCCTGCATGGCAGGAGATAACAGAGGCGGTTATTTCCAGGCCGGGAACTGTGCGGCTCGATTATGGAGGCTTACAGGATGGGGGGCTGAACGATGCGAATGCTTTATGACGGAGGCCCTTACGAACTGTTACCGGATAGCTTAAAAACGCCTGAACATGAAGCAATCGGATATGCGGTGACAGAAGCGCTTAAAAAAATGCTTGGGTTCGCGCAAACCATTTCGCTGTACGCAGATTTAAGCAGCGTTCCGGATGAAATCTTACATGTAATGGCCCTGGAGCTGAGGACACAGTATTATGATGCATCGGCGGATCGGGCGGTACGGGAGGGGCTGGTTCGCCAGACGCTGGCATGGTATCTGCACGCCGGCACGAATTCTGTCCTTACGGAATACCTGGCCACGCTGTTCGAGGGCGGAAGATTGCTGGAATGGTACGATTACGGCGGCAGGCCATATTACTTTAAGGCGCTGGTCAACTTAAAGCTGGATGATGAGATACGCCCGGGAGACGGGAAAAAAATCATCCGGCAGATCCATGCTTATAAAAACGTGCGTTCATGGCTGGAGGCATTGATTTTTTGTATTCATGCCAGTTATGCGGTTGCAGTCAGTTACGGGAATTTTGTCCGTTTAAGGGCCGAATTCTTCCCGCGCTATAACCTGGCTTATTTGAGGCTGGACGGTAGCTGGAAGCTCGATGGGACCCGGAGGCTGAACGGCTATGACAGCGCCAGCTCCCTGGACTTCTACCCGGTAAAAATCCGGATATGGATGGGGGCTTCGGAAGATGTACAGGCCGCGGGACAACTGTGTTTTGCCAGCCGGGCGGAACCGGATATAAAGACAGAAACCTCTCTCCGGATACAGGCGGAAACTCCCGCAGGGCCTGAGACAGGGGAACGGCTGAAGGTGGGCAGCGCTGTAGGGACAAACGTATCATCCGGTTCCGGGCTGCATCTTATTCAGACAGCGCGGGCGGATGCGGCGACAGGGAGCGGGGTACAGCTACAGACAGAGGCAGCGGAGAAAATGCAGGCCAAACAGCAGTTGCGGATTCGGTCAGGCGCAGGTATTTCTGTGGAAACACACAGCTATATGACGAAACTGAACCGCCTTGACGGGACATGGAAATTAGACGGCAGCCGGAAGCTGGACGGCGGCCGCTATATTTTATAAAAAAGGAAGGATAAAAAAGATGGCAGAAAACAAGGGAGTAATCACAGTAGTCGGGCGCAAAAAGATCTGCATGGCCCATTCCGGCGACGCTTCCCTCCCGGCGATTGTAAAGATGGCCTGGGGAGACGGCGGCGTGGATGAAAACGGGGTTCCGAAGCTGGCAACCGGAAACGAAATAGGGCTCTATAATGAGCTGTTAAAAAAGGACATCGAATCGCACGTATACGCAAATGAGGAGAAGACAACCTGCCGCTATACGGCCACCCTGGAGAGAGGGGAGCTGACCGGGAAGGAAATCTCGGAAATGGGGCTGTTTGACGAAGACGGGGAACTGATTGCGTACCGTTCGTTTATGCGGAAAGGGAAGGATGAAGACATCCCGCAGATCTATGACATGGATGAAATCTTTTAAGGGGGGACGGAATATGGCATTCACAATTAAAAATCCCCCGGAATTTACCTTGGAGATCCCTCAATGGGACAGGGATTCGCTGGGAGACGGTATAGAAATGGCAAAAGTCCCGGAGGCGTTGCTTAATAATGAGGTGTATTTAAAGGCCATTGCAGAACGCCTGGAACATGTGACGCCGGTTACGCTCCCGGCATCCGGGTGGACGGGGACCACGGCCCCGTTTACGCAGACCGTGGCGGTTCCAGGGGCAGTGGACGGCATGGAGCCAATGGTAGTGAGCGGCCTGGCGGACGGGGCGTCTGCGGCGGAGCAGAAGGCATACATAAAGGCTTATGGTATTATATGCGGCGGGACGGCGGAGCTGGGGGGTGGGACAGCCACGTTTAAGGTATACAAAAAGCCGGCTTCGGATATCACGGTCGGCTTAAAGGGGGTATAAGGGTATGGGCAGGATTTGGCTCCCGGGAGGGGCCGGAGGGGCGGATCTGGACGTGATAACAGCAGGGGCCGGTGATGTACTCTCCCGGAAGGTGATTATGGATAACGAAGGGGAGGACCT